TTCTACCCAAATACATAAGTCTAGTGCTGGCAATCTTATAGAATCTGAAATCATGCTTGGCGAATCTTCTGAGCAAATCCATAAATCAGATATTAGTGGATTGATTCAATCTCATGTTTTAACTGGATTGAATAGTTTGCAAAGTCATGTTTCATCAACCGGAAGTGTTATACAGGCTCATAATGTAGCGGGGCAAAACAGTACCCAAATACATAAGTCTAGTGCTGGAATCGCATCCCAAGATATATTTCTTAATGGAGAATCAAGCACTCAGGTTCAAAAATCAAGTATTAGTTCATTAGAACAAATCCATGATATTTTAGGATTGAGTAATATACAAGTTCATAAAGCTAATGAAGATGCATTAATACAGATTAATTATTTATATGGAGAAAGCACAAAACAAATTCATGTTTCAAATACAGGAATAGTATCTGAAATATCAATAACTATTTTAAGTGGTTATAGCAGTACCCATATTCATGATTCGACAACAAGCTATTTATCCCAATCTCACAATATATCTGGAATTTCGAGCATACATATTCAAACATCCCAGGCGGGAATAGTTGCATTTATTGTTGTGTTAATTGGAGAAAATTCTGAACAAATTCATTATTCTAATTCTTCACAAGTAACAGAATCAATTGCTCTAATAGGAGAATCTGGAATACAGATACAGAAATCCAATATTGGAAATCTATTGCAGAATAGTTTGATTGTTGGAGAAAATTCTATATTTTCTCATCTTTCAAGCTCTGGGGTTGTAAGTACAAATGGTCTTACTGGATATAATAGCACCCACAAACAAATAAGTTTATTTTATTATACTACTGATTTAGAAATGAAATTTGATGTTTTTATATTTCAAGATAAACAAAGTTTTGTTGAATTTTGATAGAAAGGAGGGAACATATGCCTTCTCCACACGTTGATGATTATGGGACTCCATTTACATTAACAATTTATGATTATAGCAATACTGTTTTAGACTTATCTAATTCATTGACTAGACAAATTATTTTTATTGATCCAGATAATTCTAAAACTATAACAACTGGAAGTTTCGTTACTGATGGGACAGATGGAAAAATAACATACACTGCTGCAAGCGGATTATTAAATGCGGCTGGTGATTGGGGGATACAAGGAAAAATAGTTTTTGCAAATGGCTCATGGAGTACAGAAGTGCAGGGATTTAAGGTTTTAGCAAACGAATAAAACAACGATTTTATTGGAAAAATCAAGGAGTGTCTATGAAAAAAGCTGTATGTATTGGGATAAATGATTATCCAGGTTATTATAATGACCTTTATGGTTGCGTCAATGACGCAAAAAATTGGGCTAGTCTATTAGAAGGGTTAGGCTTTAGTGTTGAAATTATCTTAGATCATGATGCAACAAAAGATAATGTCTTATATTTGCTCAATTGCTTAGTAGAATCTTCTTCTCCAGAAGATATTTTTGTATTTACATATTCTGGACATGGCACTCAAATAATTGATTTGAATGGAGACGAACCAGATGGTTATGACGAAGCACTTTATGTTTATGATGGCGCAATTTCTGATGATGAAATAAAAGAGTGTCTTGAAAAATTAAATCATAAATGTGTTTTTGTTGCAATCATAGATAGTTGTTTTTCTGGAACAGTAACTAGAGTATTGTCAAAGAATGGAAATCCAAAATTTCTATTGACTGAAACAAGAATAAGAAAAACTCCAGTGAAGAAATTATTTAAATCAGAAGAAAGTATGAATGAAATTTTATTGTCTGGGTGTTCAGATACGGAATATTCTTATGATGCGTTTATTGATGGTAAAGAATGCGGTGCATTTTCTTATTATGCTATGAAAGTAATTAATGAAAATATTTATAGAACATATGATGAGTTTTATGATAGACTGCGAGAATATTTACCTAGCGGTGATTATCCTCAAACTCCTCAGTTAGAGGCAAATACAGAAAATAGACAATTGAAACTATTTATTGAAAGAGAAATTGTAGAACCCCAACCTGATCCTGAACCCCAACCTGAACCAGAAGAACCTCCAATAGAAGAACTGCCGGATACAGATGATTTAATTCAAATGCTATACAGCATTTTAGAATCGATCTATAAGTGGATAATTTCTTGGTTTAAATAAATTTAAAAATACCCCCGTTAATTTGGGGGTATTTTTTTTTGCCGTTTTATCCTTCTAGAATTTTTCTTTCAGCATCAAGATTTCTATTTATTGCATGTTCTTTATCAAATTTTTCTGGAAATCTTTTTCTTAGTTTTGCGATGTTATTTTCCATACCCTCTTCTAAATTAATATCCAGCATTCTACATAAATTTACAAGATACCACATACAATCAAATATCTCTTCTTTAACATTTACTAAATCAATTTCTTTGCCATATGCAAACCATTTTTTATATACGTCTAGCAGTTCATTTGCTTCAGTAGATGCTCCCATAGCCATATGCAATTGATCATATTCTTCTCTTCCCAAATCTGGGCAAGTCCTTTCTGCATTTTTTTGATATTCTATGATATTCATTTATCCTCTAATCGTAATAACTGCCAGATTTTTCTGATTTAGGTTCACATGCCATACATCTAAATTTCCCATTAGTTTCTTCCGTATCATTGCCACATACTGGACACTTATCTTTTTTAATGTTTTTTGGAGTAAGAACCTCTATTTTACGAGAACCATTTCTATATACGGCGAGTCCTTTACATCCTTGTTCCCACGCCATCAAAATGGCTTTTGCAATTGTATCCCTTCTTGTCAACATAGGAAAATTGATTGTCTTACTTACTCCGCTATCAATATATTTTTGAGTTGTGCTTAATATTTTGATATGTTCTTCCCAAGTCACTTCGCTTGCACCATTAGAACTAACAGCGCATCGAAAATATGGTTTATCGGCTAAGTTGTTCTCAAAAGTATATGACCCCGTTTTATCATTTCTAATTGTTATTTCAGAAAATATAGGCTCAATTCCAGAAGAACATCCAGCTAGTAAACTGATTGTCCCAGTGGGTGCAACGGTATTTAGTGTTATGTTTCTTCGCGGCGCAGGAAGTTTTTCGCACATTTTTGGAATTCCTAATCTTTTCCCAATTTTCTCCGATTCATCTTTTGATATTGCAGAAATAACCTCTAGTATTTCTTCAAGAAGTTCTAGTGATTCTAGCGACCCATATGCAATTTTTTTCATAAGACATAAATCAGCAAATCCCATAATGCCCAATCCAATCGCTCTATTCTCTAATGCCCATTTATGTATATTTTCTGTGGGAAAATCAGAAGCATCTATTACACTATCTAGGAAATTGACTCCTAGCCTTGTGGCTAATTCTAGTTTATCATAATCAAATTCTTTATTAGATTTTAAGAATTTAGATAAGTCCAATGATCCTAAATTACATACGCCATTTGGAGGAAGTGGTTGTTCAGAACATGGATTGGTTGCTAATATTTCTTGTCCAGTATATGTATATGGTGACTGATCAATCCTATCTTTAAAGAGTAATCCAGGTTCTCCATTTCTCCATGCCCCTTCAACTATTAATTCAAAAATTTCTCTTGCGTTATATTCACGGTATTTTTTTCCATCAAATTCTGTCCAGTATTTTTCATCGTTTTTTACCATATTTATAAAATTATCATCGACAACTACAGAAATATTAGCATTAGCTATTTTTCCTTCTTCTGATTTCGCAGTAATAAATTTAATAATGTCAGGATGATAAACACTCATTGTAAACATTATAGCCATGCTTCTAAAACCAGATTGGGTGAGCGCATCTGCATCGTGGGAAATTGTATCGGCAAATTTAACTGGCCCACCAGCCCAACCATGTGTACTTCCTGCTACGGTGTTTCCTTCCGGTCTTATTTTTGAAAGAGTAGTTCCACATCCACCACCTTTTCTTGCTATCAGGGCAAAATCAAGCTTTGTTTTGAATATCCCCTCTATATTGTCGGGGAAATCAACAACAAAACAAGCGTTTAGCCCCGCATGACTTTTCTTACCCGCATTAACTAAGCATGGAGAATTTGGAATAAAATAGGCATTTAAAATCATTTCTCTTATCAGTTCTTTATCTTTATAGTTTGGTACAACAAATTCAATAACTCTATCAACAAGTTCTTCCCACCCCTTTTCGCCATTATCAAAATATCTTTTTTGTAATATTTGTATTGCTGTTTTTGAAATTTTTCTTATCTCTGGAAATGCATTACTCATACTACTACACCATTAAAATAAATTGTCATACCATATTACCTCCTTTGTTTTCTAATAAAATCAGAATTTTATT